ATCCCATTTCAAGTGGGGTGCAACTCTCTAAAGGCTTTTATGAAAAAGAAAAAAATAAAACTAGATGGCTTTGCTATGTTGGTTCAACAACTAAATAGTAGAACGAAGTTAGACGATAAAAAGGGCAAGGGCGTAGTTAAAGGTAAAGATGTAGCTCGGATGGTAGATTATCTTAAGGAAGAGAAAAAAGATGTTACATGAACAAAATAGTAATTCCTTACAAGCCTAGAAAACTACAACAAGAAGTACATGAAAGTTTAAAAAGATTTAATGTCCTGGTATGCCATAGACGATTTGGGAAAACTGTATTAACTGTAAACGAGTTAATAAAGAAGTGTCTACAATGCACACTCCCTAGACCTAGATATTATTATATTGCTCCTACTTATTCTATGGCAAAAAGAATAGCGTGGGATTATCTTAAATATTACACATCTGTTTTACCGAATATGGACTATCATGAAACAGAGCTTAGAGCAGAATTACCTAATGGTGGTAGAATACAGCTATTAGGTTGTGAGAGGCCTCAAACACTAAAAGGACTTTACATAGACGGAGTAATTTTAGATGAGGTAGCTCAGATTCCTCCCAAGATGTGGACCGAAGTAATCAGACCGGCACTATCGGATAGAGAAGGTTGGATGATTGCTATCGGTACACCGCAAGGACACAATGCTTTCTTTGATCTATACAATCATGGAAAACAAGATCCTAAGTGGTTTACGAAGCTATTTAAGGCAAGTGAAACCAAAGTGGTAAAAGAAGAGGAATTAGCAGAAGCAAAAAAAATGATGCCTCCTGAGATTTATGAGGCAGAATATGAATGTTCATTTGAAAGTAATGCTATCGGCTCAATTTATGCTCTAGGTATGAATAAAGCAGATGAGGATGAACGCATAACAAAAGTTCCTTATGATCCTACAATAAAGGTTAATACATTCTGGGATCTAGGTATGCACGATAAAACTGCTATATGGTTTTGTCAGCAAAAGGGATCAGCTATTCACTTGATAGATTATTTTGAAGATAGTGGAGAGAGTTTAGAATATTACGCAAATGTTCTTGATAGCAAAGGTTATATCTACGACACGCATTATTTACCACATGATGCAAGTGTAAGAGAGATTGGAACAGGTAAATCAAGAATAGAGATTGCACAATCTTTGGGTTTAGTCACCAGTATCGTACCAAAGATGAGTATAGAAGATGGAATTAACGCTGTAAGAATGACACTTGGCAGATGTTGGTTTGATTATGAAAACACAAAAGAAGGTTTAGACGCTTTGAGGCAGTACCGATGGGCGATGAACGATAAAGGTGAACCAAAAAATAGACCAGAACACAACTGGACATCGCATAGTGCAGATGCTTTCAGATATTTATGTGTTGGTTTACAAGAAACAAAAAACTGGGGAACAAAAATTAATTATCCAAGACTAGGTATTGTATGAAATTAACAAAAGATAGATTATTGTCACTTATATCACAGGAGATTACTAACTCTATGGGGTACTATGGTGGTGATCTAACAGAACAAAGAAGAAATGCTCTCAAGTTTTACTTAGGAGAACCTTTAGGTAATGAACAAGAAGGTCAATCCCAAGTAAGATCTCAAGATATGTTAGAGATTGTTGAGTCTATTCTGCCTAGCATGATGAGAATTTTTACGCAGGGCGAAAGTATTGTAAGATTTCAACCACAAAATGCAGACGATGTAGAATATTCTGAACAAGCAAGTGACTACATTAACCATATATTTAATGTAGATAACAATGGTTACTCCATATTGCACAGTATGTTTAAAGATGCTCTCATATCTAAGAACGGATTTGTAAAATATTATTGGAAAACATCAAAAGAACAAGCCAAAGAGTCTTATGAGAACCTTACAGAGGCAGAATACCAAGCACTACTCATAGATCCAGAGGTAGAAATAGTAGAAGTAGACGAAGGTGCTACAGATATAGACCTAGATAACATGGAAGTAAGTGAGAACACTTACAATGTTACTGTTAAAAGAGTCAAAGACTACGGAAGAATAGTTATAGAGAATGTACCACCAGAAAGTATGCTTGTTTCTAAGACAGCAACAAGCCTGGATGATTGTAATTTTATTGGTCAAAGAGTTTTTAAAACAAGATCAGAGCTTATTAGCATGGGTTTTGATAAAAAAATTATTGATAAACTGCCTCCGGCAGATGAAGATGTCTATAATACGGAAGCTGTAACAAGAAGATCGTATGATGACCAAACAACACCACAAGATTATCAAAATATTGATCCTGCACTAACAGTTGTAAGCGTAACTGAGTGTTATATGCGATGTGATTTTGATAATGATGGTATTGCAGAGCTTAGACACATCGTAGTAGGTGGTAGTGGCCTTAATTCTTATCATTTATTAGAAAATGAAGAGATAGAGCAGATACCATTTGCGATGGTAACGCCAATTCCAATGCCACATCGTTTCTTTGGTCTATCCATGTATGATTTAGTGGGTGATATACAAGAAATTAAGACAACTTTGTTCAGACAAATACTCAACAATGCGTATCTACAAAACAACGCAAGAACAGTTGTAGTAGATGGCCAAGCTAACATTGATGATATACTCCAAAGCAGAGCCGGTGGTATTGTAAGAGTAAAATCACCTAATGCAGTAACAC